CAACGCCTACAAGAATGACCCGGAGGCGTATGAGGTGATCCGTGCGGACCTGATCAAGCGGGACGAGCTGGCGACGTCCACGCAGTCGACGGAAGACTATATCAACGCGCAGCTGCGCAAGCGGTCTGAGGAAGACGGCGGCGGGATCGGGGCGCTGTATGACGCTCAGAAGGCCGGGAACCAGGACGCTGACGAGCTGCGGGAGACCATGCTCGACTCCGGCCTCTACACCGAGGAGCAGATCGACAAGGGGATGAAAGCGCAGTACAAAGAAGGCGGAGATCTGGACGCACTGTACCAGGCATACACTTCCGGCAGCAAGGACTTCGACAAGCAATACAAGGCGCTGATAGACTCGGGCGTCTACACCGAAGCCGACCTGAAGAGGGAGATCGAGAACCGTATGAAAGAAGCCCAGGGCGTCACCAGCGTGAAAGACCTGGACCAGCGGTTTATGCTGCCGGATGTGAAGAAGGAGTATGAAACATCCCTTGCCGGAGTTAAAGGCGCGTCGGTCTGGAGAAGTGCCACTGCAGAAGAGCAGGAGAAGACGGAGAAGATCCTGTATGAAATCGCCTCTGGCTCCAAGACGGGGCAGAAGCATCAGGCGAAGATCGATGGCGGAAAGAGCGTCGGGATCACGGAGTCGGAGTATGTGACCTTCCTGCTGGCGCTTTCTGCAGCGGACCGAAAGAACAACGCGAACGGTTCATACGACAAGGAAGAGATTGACCGGGCGCTTAAAGATGTCGGAGGTCTTTCGCAAAAAGAAAAAGCGTATCTCTTCAGTATCAAGAGCACGGCCAAAAATAACCCATACAATTAACCACTATAATATACTCGCAAGAAAAGAAAGGGCCGCCCGAAAGGGTGGCTCTTTCCTGCTGTGGGTAGGGTGGGCGAAATCTTTTTTCCTTTCTGTTATGTTCCCAACGACGGGAGGTGATCCCATGGCCGAGAAGAAACAAAACCCCGGCAGTACCGGCGCTGCCAAACGACAAAGACTGACGGATAAAGAGGAGCTGTTCTGCAGATATTACCTGAAAAACTTTAATGCCACCAGGGCCTATCAGGAAGCCTACGGCGTGAGCTGGGACACAGCGAACCGGAACGCGTACAAGAAGCTGAGACTCAGCAAGATCCGCGACAAGATCGAGAAGCTGAAAGCAGAGCGCTTTGCAGAGATCGAGCTGACAAAAGAAGACCTGATCCGCAAGCATGCGCAGATCGCTTTTTCGGATATCACAGATTTCATTGAGATCCGGCAGACGGATGCCGGCACGATGTATCCAGTCCTGAAGGAAGGGTTTGATGGCTCTGCGATCGCGGAGCTGACGTTTACTGACAAGGTCGGCGGCATAAAGATAAGGCTTGCAGATAAACAGAAGTCCCTGGACTGGCTTGCGAAGGCGATGGGCGCGGAAGAAGATCATGCGGAAAGCGGCGTCGTGCTGATCCCGGAGGTCACAGATGGCTAACATCCTCTGGCAGCCGCAGGAAAAGCAGGCGGCATTTATGCGGCGCCCGGAGTATGAGGCGTTATACGGCGGTGCTGCCGGCGGCGGGAAAAGCGATTCGATGCTGATGGAGGCGCTACGGCAAGTCCATATCCCGCACTACAGAGGCATCCTTTTCCGCAAGACCTACCCGATGCTCACGGACCTGATCGACCGGAGCCGCGAGATCTACCGGCTGGCCTACCCGGGGGCCGTGTATAACGGCTCGGAGCATGTGTGGAAGTTTCCGTCCGGCGCGAAGATCTACTTCGGGAATATGCAGCATGTGCAGGACAGGATCAATTACCAGGGAAAACATTATGATTTCATAGGCTTTGACGAGCTGACGCAGTTCACCTGGGACGAGTACAGCTACATGATGAGCCGCAACCGGCCGAACGGTCCGGGAACGCGCGTATATATGCGCGGCACGGCAAACCCCGGCGGCGTGGGGCACGGCTGGGTGCAGGCAAGGTTTATCACGGCTGCGCCTCCGATGACACCGATCCATGATACCTATGAGGTGTTCTCACCAAAGGGAGAGAAGCTGACGTTTGAGGCGTCGCGGATCTTTGTACCGGCGTCTGTGTTTGATAATCAGAAGCTGCTGACGAACGACCCGATGTACCTGGCAAGGCTTGCTGCGATGCCGGAGGCGGAGAAGCAGGCGCTGCTGTACGGCTCCTGGGATTCCTTTGAAGGACAGGTCTTTACCGAGTGGCGCAATGACCCGGCGCACTATGCCGATCATAAGTATACGCACGTGATTGATCCCTTCCCTGTGCCGCCGCACTGGAAGATATGGCGGGGCTTCGACTTTGGTTACAGCAGGCCGTTTGCCGTCGGATGGTTTGCGATCGATGAGGCCGGCAGGATCTATCACATCCGGGAGTTTTACGGATGGGACGGGACGCCGAATCACGGCGCGAAGATGGAGGTTACGCAGATTGCGAAGGAGATCAAACGGATCGAACGGGAAGACCCGCTGCTGAGGGGACGCGAGATCCACGGCGTGGCAGATCCGGCGATCTTCTCCGACAACGGCCAGGAGTCCATTGCCGGCATGATGGAAAAGCAGGGGATCTTCTGGTTCCCCGGGAGGAACAACCGGATCGACGGCAAGATGCAGTACCATTACCGGCTGGCCTTCGGAACCGACGGGGAGCCGATGTTCCAGGTCTTTAACACCTGCAAGAACTTTATCCGCACGATCCCGAACCTGGTCTATGACGCGAAGCAGGTGGAGGACATCGATACCACACAGGAAGATCATATCTACGACATGACGAGATACGTTCTGATGGAGCATATCATCGCGCCGCGGAAGAACGAGCCGCCGAAACCGATCGGCGACGATCCGTTAAACCAGCGGCAGCCGAAGAAAAAGATGACAGTATTTCATGGCGTGTAGCCAGGAGGAACCATGGGAGACGAAGAAAGAAAAGAGTCGCTGCCGGTGGAAGAAGCCGAAGTAGTGGTCGTGATGCAGCAGCAGAAGATCGGACGGGATGAGATCCGGCGGGCCGACCAGATCCTGCAGAGCTACAAGAACGGGAAGAAGAACCTGGAGGATAGGATCATCAGCAATGAGCGCTGGTGGAAGATGAGGCACTGGGAGGAGATCCGCAACCCGAAGACAGATATCGAGCCGGTCTCCGCCTGGATGTTCAATGCGCTGGCAAATAAGCACGCGGACGCGATGGACAATTATCCTGCGCCGAACGTCCTGCCGAGGGAAGAGAGCGACGAGGCGGCAGCGGAGGCGCTGTCTGCGGTGCTGCCGGCGATCTTGGAGATCAACGAGTACCCGCAGGTCTACTCCGATATCTGGTGGTACAAGATCAAGCAGGGCACAGGCGTCTCGGAGATCGTATGGGACAAGACGCTGAACAACGGTCTCGGCGATGTGGCGATCCGCAAGGCGGACCTGCTCAACCTATTCTGGGAGCCGGGCGTCACAAACATCCAGAAGAGCGCGAACTTCTTCCATGTTGAGCTGCGTAATCAGAAGGCACTCGCGGAAGCCTATCCGGACCTGGACTTCTCCCGCGGCGATACCGGGCAGCTGGCGAAGTACATCCACGACGATACGATCGATACGTCAGATAAGGTGCTGGTCGTGGACTGGTACTACAAAAAGATGCGCGGCGGGAAAGAGATTCTGCACTACTGCCAGTATGCAGGCGACAACGTGCTGTTCGCCACGGAAAATGACCCGGAGACCTATCCGGACGGCTACTATGATCACGGCAAGTACCCGTTTGTATTCGACACGCTGTTCCCGGAAGAAGACACTCCGGCGGGCTTTGGCTATATCGACATCATGAAGTCCTGCCAGAAGTATATCGACAAGCTGAACGGTGCGATCTTAAAGAACATCCTGGTCACAAGCCGCAAGCGGCTGATCGTAAGGTCTGATGGCGGCATCAATGAGGATGAGCTGGCGGACGTCGAGAACGACATCATTCATTCCGACGTTTCCTTGGGCGAGGATTCTTTCCGGGAACTGACCTACAACCCGCTGCCGGGCATCGCGGTAAACGTGCTGCAGAGCAAGATCGACGAGCTGAAGGAGACGAGCGGAAACCGGGACTTTTCACAGGGCTCCACCACGAACGGCGTCACGGCTGCGTCTGCCATCGCAGCGCTGCAGGAGGCCGGCAGCAAGCTCTCGCGGGATATGATCCACGCGTCCTACCGGTCGTTTGCAAAGGTCTGCTACTTCGTGATCGAGCTGATCCGGCAGTTCTACAGAGAGGAGCGGGTCTTCCGCATCACGGGTGATAACGGCTATACGTTTGAACGCTTTGATAATTCCCAGATCGTGCCGCAGCCGCAGGGCAATGACTTCGGGCTGGACCTCGGATACCGGCTGCCGGTGTTCGACATCAAG